CGGCAACCCGTTCGACGCCACCGTCGGCAAGCGCTACCTCGACGAAATCCTCTCCAAGGGCGGCTCCCGCCCGGCGCTCGACAACTTCAAGGCCTTCCGCGGCCGCGAACCGAGCCCGGATGCACTGCTCCCGCATCCATGAAAGACATCATGGACGAGTGCGAACAAGGGGGGCTGAAGAAGGAACCCCTGCCCAAAACCATTCAGGAGATGCTTGATCAAGTGAAGCTCGGACCTCTCCAGTATTATGTCCCTCCATTTACTCCGCAAGCCCCGTTCAATGGCGAGGGCTACTGATTCACCATGGCGACCGTAGATGAATTGATTTTGCTAACCAAGCTTTCGCTGGCTCAGGTTGATTTCATAAAGGCAGCAAAAGAATTTCTTGGTGAAAAGCTGCCAAGCGATATTGCTGACGAAGCTGAAGACGCCGTTCGTACAATCAAGAAGCATGATCTCTATGCGCGCCTAGTCGGAAAAAAGAACGAGGATCGCGTGTGCGCCCTGTTCGACATTATGTTCTTCGATGAAGGAAGCGCCTTGCGCAAGGCTATCAGCCCTCATGCCGACCGCCTCTTCAGGGAAGTGCAGCTTCCGTGCGGCCGTGTTGATCGCGTAATCACGCACAAGGACGGATCGGCAACTGTGGTTGAGGTGAAACAGCGCGGATCACGCAGGGACATTGCCCAAGCAATTGGTCAAGTCCTTGTGTATTCGGGTGCAATCAAGTCATCCGGGAATTACACGGATGTTCGGCCCGCCATATTCGTTTCCGGTGATCGTGACGAATGGATCGAGAACGCCTGCCAACTGGCTGGAATTGAATACATAACCATTGATGACTCGATAGCAGCCATTGAGGACAAGGTTGCATCCACGATTGTCGAGTGGCGCTCGGTGGTCGGGGGTTAATGATGAGCGAAAAAAAGGAATCATCACGCAAGCGGTTCGACTGGTCAGCCATAGAGCCGGATTGGAGGGCCGGTGTAAAAACAAAGAAGATGATGGCCGAAGAATACGGGGTTTCCCGTGCCGCAATGGATAAACACTTCGGCAGCCTCGGCATTGAGCGCGACCTGAACGCACAGATTCAGGCGAGAGCGGAGGCCAAAGTTAATCGTCAGTTGGTTACACCGAAAGTTACACCGAAGGTTGCAAAGGGAAAAGTTACACCAGACGAAGTTACACAACAGCGTTTGGATGCAACCGAGGATGCGATTGTTGAGGCAAATGCGGACTTCGTTGCGAGAAAGGTAACGATCCAGAAGGATGTTGTTGGAGAGGCTGTTGATCTGTCTGCCACTCTGATTCGCGAGGTTGCTGCGATTACGGCAAACATTGACGAGATTCACCGACTCGGTGAGTTGATGTACGAGCCGGACGATAAAGGGATTGATCGCCTGAATGATCTATACAAGAAGGTGACATCTCTCGCTGGCCGTGTTGACTCAGGAAAGAAGGCAATCGAATCACTCAAGGTTGCCGTTGAGTTGCAGCGCAAGGTTCTCCGCATCAAGGACGATCCGGAGCCCACGGCAACTGTCGTGCTGAAGGCGGACCCGAATCTGTCGCCGGCAGACGCCTATATGCGCATGATCGGAAAGAAATGACGGCAGAAGAGGCTGGAAAAGCAGCAAAGAAAGCACGCACGGAGTTTTACGGTGTATTCGCGCCAAATTAACTGGAAAACACCGGATTACGACTCTGTATTTGCAGACAGAGCCATGATGCTGCAGCGGCTCAGAGAAGATCCGCGCCTTGTTCCTCCGATGAAGGAACACTTCAAGGAAAATCCTGTTGATTTCATCAATGCGTTTGGAGTGACCTTCGATCCGCGTATGGCCGAGCGAGGATTGCCGACCACGATGCCGTTCATTCTGTTCCCGAAACAGGAAGAGTGGATCAACTGGATGATTGCCCGCTGGAAGAACCGAGAGGACGGGCTGACGGAGAAATCCCGAGACATGGGCTTGTCGTGGCTGTGTGTGGCGTTCGCTGTCTGGATGTGGCTTTTTCACGAAGGCACTGTAGTCGGCTTTGGATCTCGCAAAGAGGAATACGTCGATAAGCTGGGTGATCCGAAGTCGCTATTCTGGAAGGTCCGCCAGTTCATCAACTATCTGCCGCAGGAATTCCAGCCGGACGGATGGAACGATCAGAAGCACGCGCCGCACATGCGCATTCTGAATCCGGAGAATGAATCCTCGATCATCGGCGAAGCTGGCGACAACATCGGCCGAGGAAACCGCACCTCAGTCTATTTCAAGGACGAGAGCGCGTTCTATGAGCGCCCGGATGCCATCGATGCCGCTCTGTCGCAAACATCGAACTGCAAAATCGACATCTCCACGCCAAACGGATCAGGCAACCCGTTTTACAAAAAAGCTCACGGCGGCAAGATCCCGAAGTTCATCTTTGATTGGCGCGACGACCCGCGCAAGGATGATGATTGGTATCGCCAGCAGTGCGAGAAGCTGGAAGCCCACATCGTTGCGCAGGAAATTGACCGCAACTATGAAGCCTCAGTGATCAACGCCTTCATTGATGGCGTGACGGTGGATGAAGCCATGCGTCGAGGGCCGGCCAGCTTCTCCAATTCCGGCCGTCTGCGCATTGGCGTCGATCCGGCGCGCTTTGGAAACGACAAGTTCGCCGTGGTGGTCCGCCGTGGCCGCGTGGTGCTGAAGATTGTCGAGGCGCAAAAGCTGGACACGATTCAAGGGGCCGCATTCGTGCGCTCCATCATTGAACCTTACGGAGAGCGCCCTGAGCAGATCGCCGTCGATGAAATTGGCGTCGGCGCTGGCGTGGTGGATCAGTTGCGCGGCTGGTACGGGAACATTGTTGTAGGCATCAATTCCTCTATCCGGATGGACGGCGAGAAGTCCAAGGAGGAGCGCGACATGATGAACGTTGGCAAGATGACCGAAACCATCTACTTCAACACCCGAGCAATGATGTGGGGCGAGATGAAGGAATGGCTCAAAGGCGCATCGATCCCTTATGACTTGGATCTGAAGTCTGAGCTGACATCGATTCGATACGGCTACCGTGGCGGCTCGATCCTGCTTGAGTCCAAGGACGACATGAAGAAGCGGGGCGTCAAGTCGCCGAACAAGGCAGACGCGATTGCCCTGACCTTTGCCGACCCGCGCGTGCCAGATGACCACATGCAGCACGACGTATTCAACCAACACAACCTAGCGCGCTTTGGCGCAGGAGGCGCAAGCCGTGCAGGGTACTAATCAACTGCTTCCGTATCAGCAGCGCGTGGTGGATGAGCGCAACGAACTGGACTCAAAGCTGGGAAGCCTTCTGACATTCATCGGAACGCCAGTCTTTCATTCGCTGGATGGCGCCGACCGGGCATTGCTCAAGCAGCAGGCGGATGTAATGGCCGAATACTCCCGCATCCTTTCCATCCGCATCGCCCGCTTTTAGTCGGCGCCATTGGTGGCCAACCTGAGAATCAGGCAACTCCCATTCTCAGGCTCTTCCCGATGGCTTCCGAAGAACAGCAATTCACTCAAGCGGCTTCACGACTCTTTGCCGGCGACAACTCGCCCATGGAGAATCCGCTTTTCAATCTCGGCACTGACCTACTGACGGAATTCGAGCAGGCCAAGACACTGCGCCTGACGGCCGAGCAGCGATGGGTCCGTGATCTTCGTCAGTACAAGGGGATCTATGAGCCCGAGGTCGAAGCCAAGATGCGCGGCTCCAAGTCGTTCCTCCGGAAAACCCGCGTCAAGGTGGAATCTGTTGATGCCCGCTTGATGGATCTACTCTTCCCGGCCAACAAGGAGCGCAACTACTCCGTTGATGCCACGCCTGAGCCTTCTGTACCGAGCGAGGTGGAGGCAGAGATCAGCGCCATGCTGACCAAGGCATTCGGGAAGCCGCCGACCAGCAAGGAAATGAAGCTGGCCATCCGGAAGTTTGTCACTCAATCCGCCGAGAAGATGGGCGACCGCATTGATGATCAACTGGCCGAGGCCAAGTATCGCGATGTCTCCCGGGGCGTGATCCACTCCGGCAACCTGTACGGCACAGGCATCCTGAAAGGCCCGCTGGTCGAGCGCCGCACACGCCTGTCGTATGTCTATGACGCCGAGAAACGCCGCTTTGTGCAGAAGCAGCAGAGCTTCGCTGCGCCGTTCCTAGCCCATACGCCGATCTGGCGCTTCTACCCCGACATGACCGTGACGGAACTGAAGGAGGCGCGCTACACATGGGAGCATCACCGCCTGACCCGAGCGGATCTGGTTGAGCTTGCCCAGCGCAAGAGCTTCGATGGGGAGTCGATCAAGAACTACATCGACACCTATCCAGAAGGCTTGATCAAGCTGATGAACTACGAACAGCACATTCGTGTTCTCGGCGAACAGATGCGGATCAACTCGTCCCACAAGACAGGCCAGTACGACATCTATGAACGCTGGGGCTGGCTGGCCGGTGATGTGCTGGCCTCTGCCGGCGTTGATGTCCCACATGAGCGCCGCCACGAATCCTTCTTCGCGAACATTTGGGTGTTCCCTGACGGCAAGATCATCAAGGCCGTGCTGTCGCCGATTGAAGGTGTGCAGTATCCGTATCACCTCTACTACTTCGACAAGGACGAAACCAGCATCTTCGGCGAGGGCATCGCCTCGATCATGCGCGACGATCAGGAGATGGTGAATGCTGCAGCCCGGATGATTCTGGACAACGCCGCCGTGACCGCTGGCCCGCAGTTCGAAGTATTCGTGCCAGCCTTCCCGCCGCAAGCCAACCTGACCGACATCTACCCGGGCAAGGTATGGCCGCGCACAGGCGGCGACTTCCAGTATCCGGCCATTCGGGAACTGCAGTTCAACAGCCACATGGCAGAACTGTCCGAGATCCTGAAGCTGTTTGACAACAACGCCGATGAAACGCTGGCCATTCCGAAATTCACCTATGGCGACAACCCACAAAAAGGGGCGGCCGGCACCATGGGCGGGCTATCGATGTTGCTGGCGCAGGCAAACATTGCACTCAAGGATCTGGTGGTCAATTGGGACGAGGGCGTAACCAAGCCGTTCATCACCGACCTGTATCACTGGAACATGAAGTTTTCCCGCGATGACGCCATCAAGGGCGATTTCGATGTCGTGGCCAAGGGCGCTTCTTCGCTGGTGGCTAAGGAAGTCCGCGCGCAAAACCTCGCGCAGTTCGTCAGTACGTTGCAGCCCGAGCAGCGCGGCCGCATCAAGTGGGATTCGCTGACCGAGCAGCAGGCCGAGGTGCTGGACCTGAAGAGCATCGTCATGGATGAGGATGAATTCAAGGCCATGCAGGAAAGCCCGATGGCGCAGATGCAGCAACAGATGCAGCAGATGCAGCAGCAGTTGCAGATGGCGCTCATGCAAGGCCAGCTTGCCGAGACTCAGGCCAAGGCCGCCAAGGCACAAGCCGAAGCAGCCAAGGCCGATGCGCAGGCGCTCAATCATCGTGTTGAGGCAGCGTACTCCGCCATGCAAGCCGCTGGCGTGGCTGCGCAAAACCCGAGCATTGCCGCCTCTGGCGATTCCATTCTGCAGTCGTCAGGCTGGAAGGATGCGGACCAGCAGCCGGGCTCCGGCGCGGAACTGGCGCAAGGTGTTCCGGTTGAAGGACCGCAACCAATGCAGGAGCCGGCGCAGGCTGGGCCGCAAGAGGCTCAACCGATGAGCCCGCACGTTGGCCAGCAGGCCGGAATTGAAACACAGGAGATTGATTGATATGGGCGGAATCATCGACAAGGTAAGCCAAGGCGAGTACCTGAAGGCGTGGCGCCAGTTCAAGGACGAGCATCCGGTAGCCTACGGCGTTGGGGCTGTATTGCCTTTCTCCGGTCAAGCCGCCGCCGCCGCTGACTACGCTGACGCAATGGATCGTGGGGATTCGCTTGATGGCGCTATCGCAGCAGCATCCTTTATCCCCGGAATCGGTCTAGCGAAAGTTGGCAAAGCAATCGGGAAGATCAAGATTGCACCAGCGAGAGCCATAGATCTCTCCGCTGTCGGCGGAAAGCGTGTTGGTGCTTGGGAAAAGACGGTAGAGCAGGCACCGACCATTGGCCGCGCCGCTGACGCCGAACAGATTGGCGAGGTCAGCACAAAAGAATACGTCAAGCACGAGGATGAGGATGCCAAGGCGCGTCAGGAGTTTTCGAGAGCGTTTAACGAACAGGGATAAGCCATTTCGAAGTTGTATCTAACAAATCAAGGATGCTATCAAGTGACCCCCATCATCGATGAAAACAAAGCCATGGCCGAAACCATGGAAGCCTACTCCGATCTGCGCCGTGGCATTGGTACGGAGCAGTACAAGCATTTCGTGGAATGGATTGAGTGCCTGATTGCTCAACACCAAGCCGCGATGATGACCTGCGCACCGAGCAAGCTGGAACACAAGCAAGTTCGGGTGAAGCAGTTGATCTCCATGCGCTCCGCGCTGGTGGATCCCGGTGGCGCCTTCACGGGCTACACCTTCGACTAGAAACCCTCATTGTTCGAAAGGACGGTGATCTCCTAGTGGTACTCATCTTGAGGTGAATCCTTCCCGTAGCTGGAACCCCGAAAGCCCGCCTAGTGCGGGTTTTCTTTTGCATGCGCCATTGGTGGCCGGCATTCCAATACACGCTGCAAGAGCTATTGCCCTGCCCAGCAGGATACAAACCGCCCGCCTTGCTTGCGGGTAAAACTTTCGGAGAACCCGTAATGCAAGACCGTGAATTCAGCAAAGCCTTCAATGAAGAAGACGTAACCGACGAGTCCGTTGGTAATGAAGTTTCCCTGACCGCTGCCGAAGGTATGTCTGACGACGATACCGGCGCCGTGGTGATCGATGCCAAAACCGCCGTCAATGATGCCGCCGAAGAAGCCGGTATCGATACCAGCGCCGGCCAGCCGGACCTGATCGCCGAAGCAGCCGCCGAAGGCGAGCAGGCCGAGCAGCTTTCCCCCGAGGATCTGCAGCGTCAGAAGTCTTGGGAAGGCCGCCTGCGTAAGCGTGAAGAAGAACTGGCCGCCCGTGAAGCCGCATTGGGCTCCGGTGGAAATGGCGAAGTACCGGCCGCTGCTGACGATGCCGAGATTGCCGAGATCAGCCAGCGCCTTGCCGATGACTTTGGCGACGACTTCGTAGGCATGATCTCCAAGCTGGCCGCCCATGAGGCCCGCAAGCTGGCCGCTGAAGACATCGACTCGAAGTTGAATCCGATTCAACAGACTATCGCGCAGGCGATTCAGGATGTCCATGCCGCTTTCGAGTCCATGCACTTCGGCGCCATTGCTGACGCCCATGAGAATTTCGAGCAGATCATCAACAGCCCGGAATTCGGCGCCTACATCAACGGCCTGTCCGGCGATGAGCAGGAGGCCGCTCAGGCTGTGCTGGAAAACGGCACGCCGAAGCAGGTTATCAACC